AGGAGGTCAGCGTCAGGTTCAGCACCGCATTGTCGATGCGCGAGAAGTTGCACGAGCCAGAGGGCTGGATATCCTCAGGGCGGATGGCGAACGAGTAGACGTTGATGCCCGTCTGGGGGGAGGCCGTGTGGTGCTGGAAGGGCTGGACCACGTTGAAGTACTTGCCCTCACGCTCCTCAAAGCGATCGTGACCGTTCAGCTGCAGCTTGGCCATCGCGACGGGGTTCTTCTTGTTGGAATCCGAATAGTTGTAGGGCTGGACACAGCTCTCACCGGCAGGGCAACTGACATACGAGGGGTTCTGGACAACCCAGATCAGCTCCTTCACGGGGTGGTTCAGCGACAGGATCACACGGTTGTTGGTGGAAACCAGGGACTGATCGCCCGTGTACTGGAGCTGCTCAATCAGGTACTCGTGGGCCACCTGGGCGAAGCGGCGGCGTTCCTCCGTGTCCAGGAAGATGTAGTCGACCCACAGAGAGCAGGAGACCAGGCCGGCAGCGTTGAGCGTGTTGAGGAAACCATTGGTGCCAGTGTAGTTAACCAGATTCTTCAGGTCGTTGAACTCCACGTTGATCTTCACCTCGTGGTACTGGAGGGCGATCAGGGGCAGGGCCAGGCCGTAGTGGCGGTTGAACCAGAATTCCAGGGGCACGTACAGCGTGCTCTCGGGCAGGCAGCCCGTGCGAGAGCCGAGATCATCACACCCCTTACAGACAACGTAGTCCGTACCAAATGCAGCAGCAGTAGCCAGCTCATCCTCGCAGTTATTCTGGGCGTCCTCGACGCAGCCATCGCCGCAGTCACCAGCGCCGGCGGCAAGAGAAACGCCACCAAGCTCAGACACCATCTTCAGGTAGTCGCGGGTCTTGCCACAAGGCAGGGTCAGCTCGTTCCAGATGTGGAGCCAGTCGCCGTAGTGCTTGTCAATCTGCTGGCCGCCGATCTCGATCTCCACAGACTTGATCAGGTACTGACCGATGAAGGGGATCCAGTTAAAAGAACCAGAGATGTCATTCGCGTTCACGGCGGGCAGGGTGGCCTGCAGGTAGACCTTGGAGATCAGATCACCGTTGCGCGCAACCGTGCACTGAACCTTCTTACCGAAAGACGCAACACCGTTGAAGGTCTGCTCGATGGACTCCATCGCGAAGTTAGAATGGCGACGGTACAGCTGCTTGAAGAAAGTAACCTGGGGGTTGGCCGTCAGATAGACATCCTGGGCACCGTATGCGACGAGCTGCATCAGACCACCAGAACCGGACATTTGCTTATACCGGTGCCGGAGAATTTATTTCCGGGAGGAATTGGACGGGGCTCAGAGGTACTCCCCTTCGTGGACTTTGAAGAATTTATGGGGGAATGTACGCGTATTACGTGCGACCGTGTGGGCAAAATATGGTTATTTAATGGTTTTATGGAAGGGGGGGGTTAGACGTGGACGATATTGTCTGTGGTTAGTCCAATCTTCTGTTTTGCTGCGTGAATTATTGTGTTAAACGACTCCGTGAGGCTTCTTTCCTGATCGAGCCGGTCAGTGTTCTCTGGATCTAGATGGGGATAGATTGTGTAGAATTCGGCCAGTTTGAGCAGCGCCTCTTCCAGTTTCTCACGGAGTGTTTTCTTCTTGGAGCTTGTCGTTTTCCAGACAATGCTCTCTGATTTGAACTCAATCACGAATCGATCTCCGTGCGCACCCGTTGCTTTAATATACCAGATGTGGCGGGGGACATCGTCCATCGTGAATCCACAATCTGCGGGGAGCACTGCGGAACGTGGCCTACGTCGCTGGTTCATATTCTGTTCCGATTGGCGGATGATTCGCAGATTCTCTCTGCGATTATCGTATCCATTCCGGTTGATGTGATCAACTGTTTCTAGTTGCCCCTTTCCGTTGAATGTCAACTTCCCCATTACGAGGTTGTGGAGGAACATTTGACGTGGTAATCCGTGGTTATCCTTCATTGATGTGGATATATAGTGGTTAGCGCACCGGTGCCAACTACGCGTGACAATTGCCGGTGAGTCTGCTTTGTCGAATACAAAGCAGATAGGATCCGTCATTCCTTCGGGGTCAATAATGCCCACAACATAGTCCTTGCTGTTGTGATGGGCATCCACAAAGGTTATCGGTTTTGCGGGTCGTCCCACTTTTCCTGTACTCATATCTGGAAGATTGAAGTACACGAAAATTCGGTGTGTCAACTTTGTGGGTAGTTGATGATTTATTAATTGGAGTAGGCCAAACCGCCCATACCGCTCATAATGCGCAGCACGTTGTAGTTGATCGCGTAGATGCGGACCTTGGCCGTCTTGCCGCCACCGACGGTGTTGTTGGACAGCGTCAGGTTCAGCGTGGCGTTGTCGATACGGGACATGTTGCACGAGCCGCTGGGCTGGTGGTCCTCGGGGTTCAGGGCGAAGGAGTACACGTTGATGCCCACCGCGGGGATGTTCGTGTGGTGCTGGAAGGGCTGGACCAGGTTGAAGTACTTGCCCTCACGCTCAGAGAAGCGGTCGTGGCCGTTCAGCTGGACCTTGGCAACCACCGTGGGGTTGCGGCCGGCGAGGCCCTCCACCATCGTGATGGAGTAGCCAGAGTCCTTGGCCGCACGGTCGAACCAGTCGGAGTAGTTGAAGGGCTGCTGGCCCTTCCAGACATCCAAATCGCTGGTGCAGGCCACGAACGAGTCGCGCTGGACCACCCAGATCAGCTCCTTCACGGGGTGGTTGAAGGACATCTTGATCTTGTTGGCGCTGGACGTCACGGACTCATCACCGGTGAACTGCAGCTGCTCGATCAGGTACTCGTGGGCCACCTGGGCGAAGCGGCGGCGCTCCTCGGTATCCAGGTAGATGTAGTCGATGTACAGAGAGGCGGACACCAGGCCCGTCGCGTTCACGGCAGAGCGGAGCGCATCGCTGTTGGTCCAGCACAGGTTGCGGAGCTCGTTGAACTCGATGTTGAACTTCACCTCGTGGTACTGGAGGGCGATCAGGGGCAGCGCCAGGCCCGCGTGGCGGTTGAACCAGAACTGCAGGGGGATGTACAGGGTGTACTCGGGGGTGCAGGAGCGAGTCTCCTCCGACGCGTGGGGCTCACCGCCCAGGCAGTCATCGTCGCAGCCGCCATCGCCGACCTGGGAAGTGGCGTTCACGAGCTCGGGCACGTTGCCCACCATCTCCGCGTAACCGGCCTGCTTGCCCGCGGGGCGGGTCAGCTCGTTCCAGATGTGGAGCCAGTCACCGTAGTGCTTGTCGATCTTCTGGCCACCGATCTCAACCTCGACGTTGCGGATCAGGTTGTGACCGGGCCAGTTCAGCCAGCGGAACTGGGCCTCCGAGACATCAGTGACGGGGATAGAACCCAGGTCGACCTTGGGCAGCGTCGCCTGCAGGTACGTGCGGTAGATCAGATCACCGTTACGGGAAACAGTGCAGGTCACGCGCTTGCCGAAGTTCGCAACACCGTTGAAGGTCTGCTCGATGGACTCCATCGCGAAGTTCGAGTGGCGACGGTACAGCTGCTTGAAAAAGGTAACCTGGGGATTCGCCGTCAGGTACACGTCCTGGGCGCCGTAGGCGACGAGCTGCATCAGACCGCCAGACATTTGCTTATACTCCACCCGCCGAAATTTTTCTGGCTGGACGCCGGGAGAATTTGTCAGACCGCGTTTTGCCGGGGATGTCTGATCTAAAGGAGTTCGTGTCGGATCTCCTTCAGATTATGTCACGTTCCCTCAATAAAGTCCTCGTTTCGGACATTATTGTGGAGACGAAGCCTGCGGCTTCCGCGAAGGCTGCGACGTTGGAGGCCCATCATCAGTTGAAAATGCGAGAATTTGAAGCAGAAAAGGAGGAATTGGGGCGCCTGCGGGTGGAACTTGCGGACACAGAGGCGCGGCTGGAGGTAGTGGGTGCTGATACGGACGAAGGGCGAACACTGTCTGATACCGTGGCCGCACTTCAAAATCAGATTTTGGCAATCGAATCGGATGATCGGCGACTAGACTATTTTTTGGACGTCGGGGATATGTTGTTTCAGTATTATGAGGCACAGGAGTCTCTCGCGCGGGGGGACCTTCGGCCCGCCGCACGGGCACCGAAGCGGATGCCGGCGAATTCTGTGATGAGCTATTTTGCGGCGGCGGCTCCTGCTCCTGCAGTGGCTGCGGCAGCGGCTGCGGCCGCAAAACCGAAGGAGAAGACTGTGCTGAAGGCATCTGTTGTTGATTTTGCGGATGGTCTCAATCGTGATAAGATGTTGGAAAAGTATCTGGCAATCGTGGAGCCAGAGGCGATTAAGACTGGGATTCTTCCAGGTTCTGGAATTGAACCTGGGTGGGGGCGGTGTTCTGTGTGTGAGGAGGAGATGTTATTTTACCAGAATGAGGCGAAGCTATCGTGCCCCGCGTGCGGACAGGAGGAGATGATTCTTGTTGATTCCGAGAAGCCGAGCTATAAGGATCCCCCACGGGAGATCACGTACTTTGCGTACAAGAAACAGAATCATTTCAACGAGTGGCTCGCACAATTCCAGGCCAAGGAGAATACGGACATTCCCCAGGACGTAATTGAGGCGGTGCTGAACGAGTTGCGGAAGGAGCGGATTTCGGACCCGAAGCGCGTAAAGAAGGAGAAGATTCTGGAGATCCTTCGGAAACTTAAGTTGTCCAAGATGTACGATCACGTTCAGCAGATCAAGAACCGGATCCAGCAGCAGATGACGTCACTGACGTTGTCGAAGGAGGTGGAGGAGAAGCTACAGCATATGTTCAAGGAGATTCAGCCGGCGTTTATCAAGTACTGTCCGAAGGGACGGTCGAACTTCCTGTCGTATCCGTACGTGCTTTACAAGATGTGCCAGCTGTTGGAGATGGACGAGTTTCTGCCGTGCTTTCAGCTGCTGAAGTCGCGGGAGAAGCTTTACCAGCAGGATCAGGTGTGGCAGAAGATCTGTGAGGAGTTGGGGTGGCAGTTTATCCGGTCAATCTAAGCAGAGGGAGCGATGAGGAAGTATGTCGGATTCGGAGAAGCAGTGGTCTCCGGTGCCGTGTCTGTGGGAGGGGCGGGTGCTTTGACTTTGCGGCTTGTCTCGCCCGGCGGTATCCGGACTGTCGGCGGAAACACCTGACGGAGGATCCGGCAGTGGCGGCCTTCGTTCAGGGGTTAAAGAACTCTTTCTCTGGAGAGAGTGGTAAGGCGGCGGACACACATCGGTCAGTGTGAGGTTCCGGCGCTTTGCTGGCGCACCTTTAGCTCATTTGGTAGAGCATCGCTCTGATAAACGTGTTGTGAAACAAGTTTACGCCAGGCGGCCCTCTCAACGCGTGGAGAGGTTCTGTAGCCGGCGTTTCACGCCAGGCGGAGGTAGTAGGATCAATACCTACAAGGTGCAGTTGGGATCCATTAGCTCATTTGGTAGAGCGCACGACTGAAGATCGTGAGGTGACAGGGTCGAAACCTGTATGGGTCATTTGGTGGGTATAGTTCAATGGTAGAACACGTGATTGTGGCTCACGTGATCCAGGTTCGATTCCTGGTTCCCACATTCAAGTCTCATAGCTCAGTTGGTAGAGCATCGCTCTTATACGCTTGTCCGTATGCTTTGTGAGGCGATAGTCGTGGGTTCGATACCCACTGAGACTAAACCAGCGTCAATCGTCTAGTGGCAAGATACATCCCTTCCAAGGATGCGACACGGGTTCGATTCCCGTTTGACGCACAGCACCTTTAGCTCATTTGGTAGAGCATCGCTCTGATAAACGTGTTGCGAAACAAGTTTACGCTAGGCGGAGGTAGTAGGATCAATACCTACAAGGTGCAACAGCGCCCTTAGCTCAGTGGAAGAGCATTGGACTTCGGATCCAGGGGTCGTAGGTTCGAACCCTACAGGGCGTACAGAGGCCATTGAATGACCTGTGTACCTCTCCTCACAGAGCGGTAACCCCCCCTAGCTCAGTTGGAAAGCTGCTCTCGCAGCAGACCGGCCGACTAGGAGGGCGCAAGACCCCCTAGCTCAGTTGGAAGAGCACCAGCCTTCTAAGCTGGTAGTCGCAGGTTCGATCCCTGCGGGGGGTGATACTCATCATAA